TTAGATTCCTCATGGCAACCAGTTTGACTGTATTTGTAACTAAACTGCCTATTGGACGTGTTCTGGACCCATTGGGCATTGGATTCCGTTTCTGGTCGTATCCATGCTCCTCGGTGGTTGCATATGGCAGTCCAACTGTGCTATCATCATAGAGTCGTTTTAATTAAGACATGGCAACCCGAGCAAAAACTGGACTGAACAGCAGTCACATCGAATCAAGACCCAAAAAGACGCGCCAAGGGCGAGGACAACACACTAAATATGCCGCGACATCATCAAACCACGCGAAAAAACGTTATCGTGGACAAGGCCGTTAAAACTACACCCGAACTTGTCCAACAAGCGAACGAAGCACTCTTCCATGCCACAATGAATCTCCCAAATGCCGCTAAACATTGCGGCATGACCCAAAAAGAGATGAAAATGACATTCTGGGAGTTTCTAAAATACAACCCTCCCGTTGAGTTGCTAAATAATCCTGATAACGACTAAATAAAGTCAATGCCGTCGTACAGGTTTCGATCAGAAAAGTTTTTCTCCCGAGGTTTTAAGGATCTAGCGGTTTCATTTGAAGCAAACCCTAATACCGAAGACTTCTCGACGGTGAAGAATGAAAATGCTATCAAGCAGTCGATCAGAAACCTGATACTGACGGTTTTTGGTGAACGCCCCTATCAACCTGACATTGGATCAAGAGTCAAAGGACTACTATTTGAACCCTTTGACGTTTTCACCGCAGAAGATCTGCGAGATGAGATAAGTAATACTATACAACGTTTAGAACCTCGTGTTGAGGTCGAAAACATTGACGTGAACCTCTCTGATGATGAATACAGTATTGACGTAGCGATTGAATATGCAATCGTTGGTCAACCGCAAACTCAAACTGTTGAATTCCTCTTAGAGAGAACGTAAGATGCCAGCAACACCCTCAGAACTAACGTCTCTTGACTTTTTTGAGATAAAGGAATCGATCAAATCCTATCTCAGGACTCGTCCTGAATTTACGGATTATGATTTTGAGGGATCGACTGCCTCTTACCTGATCGACATCCTTGCTTACAATACGCACTACGCTGCGTTCTTGGCAAACATGTCGATGAACGAAGCATTCCTGGAAAGTGCGACTGTTAGAGACAACATTGTTCGCATTGCCAAACAGATCAACTATACGCCTCGTTCTATCAAGGCGTCTAAGGCGTGTGTGCGCGTCTCTGCACAGACTCAACTGCTTCCTGGTGGTTCTGCCTACCCTGACTCAGTTACTATCAAAGCAGGCGACGTATTCGTCACTCAGGTAGATGGTGAGTCATATACTTATGCCATTATGAAGGACACCCAAGTAGCGGTGGACCAGAATACTGGTATTGCGAACTTTACGAAACTGGTAATCTATCAAGGTAACCTTCTTACCTTTAATTACACCGTTGATGATACGAAAAAGCAAGAATATGTGATTCCTGCTGACGGTGTTGATACTGAACTGCTGACTGTTGCAGTAAAACCAAATGAACAGTCTGCTGAGATTGATGAATACTCTGTTTCTAGAAATGTTACTGCACTTGACTCTACTTCTCGTGTTTATTTCTTAGAAGAGACCGAAGACCTTAGATATAAGGTTATTTTCGGCGATGGTGTTCTTGGTCGTAAGTTGATTGATAATGAATTTGTTGTACTGACCTATATTGCCACTGACGGACCTGCTGCTAACGGTGCAACCAAGTTTAATTTCATTGGACGTGCCGTTGATAACACTAACCGTCCTATCTTGCCTTCATCGATGTCTCTGGCGACCATAGACGGGTCTCAGTCAGGCGAAGAGAAGGAATCTGCCCTATCTATCAAGTATCGTGCTCCAAGGGCGTTCTCGACCCAAAACAGAGCAGTTACTGAGAATGACTATGCTCATATCGTAAAGGACATCTATCCTCAGGCAGCAGCAGTTACTGCTTACGGTGGTGAGAAACTGTCACCCCCTGAATATGGCAAGGTATACATTGCTGTTCGCTCTAAGTCTGGTGTGAACCTCAACACTACGACTAAAAAGCGTATTCAGAACCAACTGCTTGACTATTCTATGGCATCGATCCAACCGATCGTTGTTGACCCAAGAATCTACTATCTGTCTCCGAAGGTTTATCCTTCGTTTGATGGAAACAAGACAACCAGATCCTCAAACGAGTTGGCATCTGAGATTCTTAAATCTATTGACAAATTTAATAGTCAAAATCGTGATGATCGCTTTGGTGGTCGTCTGGAAATGTCGAAGTTCAATTCTATGATTGACTCTTCTGACAATGCTATTGCTGGTACTACCAGTCAGATGACTATTGGTCAAAACCTTGACCAATTCACCTTTGGAAATATCTTTACACAATGTCTTGACTTTAATAACCCCATTGTTAACCCAGGTGACTACGGTGGTCCTGGTAAGAGTGGAGACGGCGGCGACGGTGGTGGTAATTGTAATCCTAAGTTCTCTTCTGTTAAAACAGGTTCATTCTATGCAACTGGTTATACCGAAGACGTAGCAGATCAAATTGCTGCTGGTGAAGCAGCAGGTTCATTGACTACTGCTGGTGGACGAGCAGGTTTTGAATCCGCTCTGGAAGACGCTATTTTCAGTTCAGAGGAAGTTGTGACTTCAACACTTGTACCTGTCAACATCAGAGACAATGGTAGTGGTGGATTGATCATGGTGACCAACAGAAATGAAAAAGAAGTTGTCTTAAATGAGTCTGTTGGAACGGTAGATTATGATACAGGAAAGGTCTGTGTCGGACCCCTAAATATTGCTGATACCCCTGATGGCAACACGAGAGTTCCCGTTGTGGTTCTCCCTGATGGTAACGGTCTTACCATCCCGCCAGGTGTTGACCCAACCATCTTCAACCCCGAAGTTTACCCGATTGATTTTGTCACTAACCCTAGTGACATTCCTAACTTTGACCCCTTCAACTTTGCTGGTTGGAACTATGGTGGGGGCAACATAAATACGATTAACTACCCGATTGATGCTTTCGAGTATCCCGACATCGACTCCTGTTTCTAAGATAAATGTTTGCAGACAGAATTAACATCTCGGACAGAGTTGCGGATCAACTCCCTGAATTTATTCGGGAAGAAGATCAGCAGTTCGTACAATTTCTCTTTGAATATTACAAGTCACAAGAGAAAACAGGACGTTCCTATAACATCCTGAACAATTTGCTTAGGTATCTTGATCTTGATGCCTATGATCCCAAACTGCTGACTTCTAGCACGACGGTGATCAAAGATGTTGATGCTGAAATTGATACGATTGAAGTAGAACAAATTGATGGATTCATCCCTCAGGATGGATCTGTGATGATTGATAATGAGGTTATCTATTATGCTCAGACGGTTCGTGGTCCTGACGTAATCCTGACCCCAGGTATCTCTCTACAAGAATTTAATAAGAAGAGACAAGCACTAGAATCTCCATGGACTGACTTCGATGGTACTAGAACTACCTTCGATCTTAAATTCCTTGGTACTCCTGTCTCACCTGTCTCAGCAGCACACCTTGCAGTTACTGTATATGGTGATCTGTTGATTCCTGAGGTTGACTATACTATTACTGGTTCTCAGATTATCTTTACCACTCCACCTCGTGCTAGAACTGGTAATGACCAAGTAGAACTGACTCAGATTCTTTACTACATCGGTTTTGCTGATTCTATCATTAAAGAACTGGTTCATCCCCCTATCGAAAATCTCATTGGTGGAGATTCGATGGTGGTTCAGTATGATAACCTCCCTTATGCTCCTATTGCTGAAATTGGTCTGATCATCAACCGTAACGGTGTGCTGCAACGCCCGTTTGATGATTATGTGTTGACTGATAACAACACTAGAATCAAGTTCTTTGTCAACATCTCTGGACAAGATACATTCCATATTCGTTCTATCGAGTATGTGTCTCCTTCTGTTGGATTGGGTGCTGAGGCAGTAACTCGTGTTGGCGCTAATGGTGAAATTGAAGCAATTACTATCAAGGATGGTGGTAGTGGTTATAGATTGAACTTTGCACCTAAGGTATCCATCTTCTCTTCTACTGGAAAGGGAACTGGTGCCGCGGCCAGGTCTTTGGTCAACGGTATTAAGAACGTTAAACTGATCAACGGTGGTCAGGGTTACACTTCATACAACCCTCCTGTTGTTCGTATCACTGAACCTAGCGATCTGATCAATGGTTCTCGTGCTGCTGCTAAAATTACTGTTGATGATACGTCAGGACAGGTCTCTGGTATTGAGATCACCAATTCTGGTTCTGGTTACGACTTTATTCCTGCAATTACCTTTATCAACCCTGGTGGTGCTGAGTGTACTGACCCTACAATCGATTCTGAGGGTCGTCTGGTTGATGGATCTATCACTGTAACCAAATATGGTCTTGGTTATAGCAATCCTCCTACTATCTACATCGATCCTGCTCCCGAAGATGGTATTGACGCCGAAGCAACTTGCTCTGTGTCACCTGACGGGCAAGTTGTGTCTGTAACTATCACTAATAGAGGTCGTGGTTACCAAACAGCACCAAGAGCAAGAGTTGTACAACCCGTTGGTGCTCAGGTTCTTGATGTTACTGTCGCAAACGGTAGTGTTACCAACATCAACCTGCTGACAGGTGGTTCTGGTTATACCGATGCTCCTTCTGTATACATCGTAGACGATCGTAAGGGTCCTCTGGGTGAATCTATCGGTGGTACTGGTGCAATGGCAGCAGCAACCATCTTTAATGGTGAAATTACTGATATTAACATCACCAACTTCGGTGAAGGGTATTCTACTGAAAATCCTCCTAAGGTTTACATCGCTGAACCACTTTCTGCACAAGCATCTTGTGATGTTGGATTCGGTGAGGTGACTGGTTGCCTTATTAGGTCTGCTGGTCAAGACTACGAACCTTCTTCACTGCGTGGTTGTGCCCGTGGTGTATCTGATGTTGTCCAATTTGATAATTTTGGCAATCAGGTCTATGCTAAGGAAGAGCAACTTGCTCAAACCAATCATACTGTTGGATCTGTTGTCCATAACCTGGACGCTCAGATTATTAGACGTGTATTTGACAAATTCCGTGATCAATACATGCCTACGATCAACATTGATTATGCCCAGGTCAATCCTGTGCAAGTTATCAAGACGATCAAGGATTTCTACATCTCGAAAGGTACGAAAACTGCTGCACAGTACCTATTCAAGATTCTGTTCGGTGAGGAAGTTGATGTTTACTATCCAAGAGACGAACTGGTCACTCCTTCGGCAGCATCTTGGGTTGTTGACACTATTCTGCGTGCAGAACTGATTTCTGGCGATCCTATCAATCTGCCAAACGCACAGTTGGTCCAAATTGAGGATCCTGTTGACCAAAACATCAAAAATGCCTCTGTTTTGATCGAAAACGTAATTTCGATCATCGAAGGTACAGATACTATTTACGAATTAGCAATTTCAGAGGAAACTCTGAGTGGAACCTTCAAGATTCCTTATAAAACGACTCTTGTTGAACCTTTGTCCACCGATGGTAACATAATTACCGTTGACTCAACTATTGGGTGGCCAGAGAAGAACGGTACGATCATTATTGATGATAGTGAAGTTGTTCAGTACAAAGAAAAGTCACTGAACCAGTTTATTGAGTGTACTCGTTCTAAAAACGGTGTAGTTGAGGACTGGGACCCTGGCACGACGATTCACTCGGACATTTTTGTCTGGGTTAACAAAGGAACTGATACCGAAGTCAAACTTCGTGTTCTCGGTATTGCAGAAGCAGGTACTACCGTTCTTGAAGACACTGGTTCTTACTATCTACCAGGCGATAAGCTTAATGTGGCTGCTTTGGGTGGCACTGACACTGATGAACGCCTTCAATCCTGGTTGTATAACGTTAAGAAACTCATCAAGGTTACAAGCATTACTCCTGGGGGATCGAATAACCAAACTGCTACCGTCGTTTGTGATAACCCGCACGGATTGCTTGTAGAAGATAAAGTTACCATTTATGGTGCCAACCCTGCTATCTACAATGGCACTTACGAAGTAACTTCTCGTCTTGACGACTTTACCTTCACTTATGCTATCCCTGTACCGACTCAGATCACTCCTCAGGGTAACATTCTCTTGTCTGTTGACCTGAATAGAGGTAAGTCTACTATTAACTCTATTAACGAAGTAGTATCTCTGTTCACTTCAAACATTCAGAATACTTTCTTCAATAATAACTACGTTTACGTTGCTGCCTCTGGTCTACCCAACTATAAGATCGGTCCTTTCCAAGGTTCTGCTCTAATTCCTGGTAACCAGCGTAAACTGCTTAGATTCCCTAGAACTGTATCTACGGTTTCTACTAGAACTACTATTCAACCTAATAACCCCGTTGGTTCTTGGGTAAACGGTGTTGCTGCCTGGTCTTACAAGTCTAAGGACTATGTGACCTTTGGTCCTTTGACTGCAATCGCTATCACCAATAATGGTATCGATTATGATGCTGGTAACAAGCCTGCACTTCAAATTTCTGGTGGCGGTGGTACTGGTGCTGCTGCTAGCGTTACAGTTAACGGTTCACTCTTCTCTATCGATGTTACCGATCAGGGTTCTGGGTATACTGCTCAACCTCTGATCTCTATCGTTGGTGGCGGCGGTTCTGGTGCAACTGCTCAGGCAGTTGTGACTAATGGTCGTGTAACTCGTATTCTGGTAGAGAATGCTGGTACTGGTTATACTTCTCAACCTACTATCTCTATTACTGGTGGTGGCGGCACTGGTGCTCTTGCTACTGCACAAGTTCGTGGTCCCATTTCTGGCGTTACACTGACTTCTGCTGGATCTGGATATACTTCTACTCCTGAGATCAAACTGAACTCTGGTGAAGGTGCTCTGGCACAACCTATTGTGATTAACGGTCGTATTGTATCGATCGCTATCATTAACTCTGGTGAAGCCTATACCACTGCTCCTACTGTATACATTAACGGTGATGGATTTGGTGCTCAGGCAACTGCTGTCATCGGAACCCTTGGTGAAGACAAAGGTAAGGTTATTTCTATCCAAATCACTAACAAAGGTGTTGGATATACCCAAGGTAACACTACTGTTCGTCTGGAAGCAGTTGGTCAACTTGCAACCTTTGAAGCAACTGTATTCAAGTGGAACAAGAACCTTGAATATGAACTTAACGCCAAATATGACGTTGCTCGTGGTTATGTGTTCACTGGTTTCAATAACCAATATGGTGGTGAATACGCACACGTCTCCGACCCGAAAGAACTCCGTTATGTGGTTGGTGACAACGTAGTTCTTGATCCCCAGACTCAAAACTTCCGAGAAGTTGGTCAAAACGAGTCACACTCTCCAATTATTGGTTGGGCGTTTGATGGTAACCCGATTTATGGTCCTTATGGTTACATTGACCCGACTGATCAGAACAGTGGTCTTAGAAGAATGCGTTCTTCTTACAAATTGAAAGATGAGGTCGTATATAACATTGATACCAACCCAACTCCTGCTAGAACGGATGGTCCGCTGCTTGCAACCTATCCTGCTGGTACTTTCATCAATGATTACGAATATGACTTCCAGAGAGGCGACCTAGACCCCTATAACGGTCGTTTCTGTAAGACTCCTGACTATCCTGCTGGTACTTACGCTTATTTCGTAACTATTGACGAATCTGACGCTGGTCTTCCTGTATTCCCTTATATTATTGGTCCTCAGTTCAACTCTGTTGTTGATACTTGGAACCTGAGTCAATCTGCAACCCAAGAGAACATTCCTCTTGATGTTTCTCGTTTCAGAGACCCTTATGCCAACGTTGACATCGATATTGACCGTCAACCCAACCAAAGATCCGATGAACTCGTTACTGAGCGTGAAGGCGAAGTAATTATCTTTGAAATTGAAGATATTGACGGTGACGGCATCATCAGTCCCCTTGAAATTGCTACTCTGCAAGCAATGACCGAAGAAGCGGCATTGCAGATCTATGATTACTTCCCAACGGTCTCTACTGAGTCCAGAGTGGATATTGAAGTTGAAAATACTACTAAATTCGAGTCTGCACAGATTGACGGATTCGTTATCGAGAACCCTGGCGTTTCTTACCAGGTTAACGATACTTTGTTCTTCGATAATACTGGAACTGATGGATTTGGTGCTTCTGCACAAATTGAGTCTGTTACTGGTCAAACTATCTCTGCATATCGTAAGGAAATCATTGATGATGAGCCATACGGCAAAATCACCACTTCTAACGATCATGAACTGATTGCACAAGACGAAGTTATCGTTTCGTCGAAAGTTATCACTGATAACACCAATAAGCGATTCTACATGTCCGTTGTGACTGGTATTGAGTCAATTAGTGTTGATCAGATCGGTGTTGGTTACAATGAGTCAATTCCTCCGACATATGAGATCATTACTGACTCTGGACAGGACGTTGAGCTTGATATCATCCTGGATACCACCACTGGTAAAGTTGATCGTGTTGATATCATCAATTCTGGTTTTGACTACGATATTGAGGATGTTCCTCAAATCCGAGTTTCTCATCCCCAACAATTCAAGAAAACTTACTATTGGGTCAACCAATACGTTGAGAGTGGCACTAATGCCTCTACATTTGAAATCATAGACGTTCAGACTGCTTCTGACCGTACCACTTACGTTTGTGGTGAACTGACTCAATCAAATGGTGAATCCTCTGCTTTCCTTGCTAAATTCTCCGATCTTGGTGGTCTGATTTGGGATAGAAGCCTTCTTCCCTCTTCTAGTCTTAAAACTGCACGTTTCAAGAAGATTTACCTCGACGAGACTTCTGAGGACAATCATTTGATCTATGTGCTCGGTGAAACCGAATCTCAGAGCACTTCTGGATACAATCCTGATATTCTGCTTGTTAAGTACGAATCTGGTCTTGATAACGCAAATAACCCCGAAGGTATCATCAGATTCCAGAAAGAGATCGCTGGTGTCTCTGGTGCGACTCGTCGCGACTATGCAGGTGATATTTACCTCGATGACGAGCAGAGACTTTACATTTGTGGTTGGACGGACACCAACTCCCCAGATCCCGATGATATCTGGGTTATGCAGCTCAATAACCAAGGTGACGTTGTAGAGAAGCGTAAGTTCGCTTCTGACAGCGAAGGTGAGCAAATGCACCAGTTGTATTACATTGGTAACAATAAAATCGTCTTTGCTGGTATTGATCTAGACAATAACGATCTCATGTTCGGTGAGATGGTTTATGACGGTGCCAACATTGAAATGAGTTATGTCAAGAAGTTGGCAGTCTCTGGTGGTCAGGTACAAAGACCTCAGTTTGTTCTGGATTCCTACAACGATTTGTTCTTTGTATGTGATATGTGGAATGGCACCAAGCACTATGGTGTTGCATTCTTCAAGATTGCAATGGAACAAATCAGACTTACCCTCAGCACTCCTGAGTGGTTCTTCTCTAAGATTATTGCTCCTAGTGTTTCGTTTGAATCTATCAATCATGCTGGTATTAGTCTTGATGAATTCGGTAATGTCAATGTTCTTACCCACATCAAGTACGAAGATAATAATCAGCAAGTAGTTGCACTTAACTTCAAGTACAACGGCACTATGCAGTACAAGACCAACATCATCCGTGGTGCTTGGGATTCTGTGAATAGTGACACTGACTACGGTCTTGGATTTACTACCACTACACACTCAGTTGACAACTCTGGTGACATTATTGTCCCACTTAACATCCAGAAGTCTGTTCCTACTGCTGTATATCGTTTCAACGATAGTGCTGATACTTACTTCGATGCAACCAAGCAGAAGAAGAGTGCTGTCACTGTAACTGGTGGTGCTAACATCCTCAGAGACGATACCATTTACAAGTTTGGTTCTGCTTCACTGAAACTGCAAGCAGCAGGTCGTCTGGATTGGACTGACTTTGATAATAATGACGACTGGACTGTCGGCATGTGGGTCAAGATGATTGGCACTCATGCTAGCAACAATCCTAAGATGGAAATGATCACCTGTATTGCCGACAATGGCGATAAGGTTATCTACTCTATCAATGGTACTGTTGGTGATCCTAACTTCGGTAAAGTCACCCTCGATATCACCCCTCAGGGTGGTGGTGGCACTACTGTGGTATCTGTGGGTTCTACCTACTTCACCACAATGGTATCTGAGGCATGGCATCATATCGTTCTTGTTAAGGAAGAGCCCACCCTTGGTTCTTATGTCTATTCTGCATACTTCGATGGCGTACAGGTTTGTACTGCTACTAGAACGGAAGATATTGCAATGGATGACCTTGCAGTTCTGTCTAACGCTACTTCTGGTGCTACTAACACCTCATTTATTGGTTGGGTTGATGACATCATCGTAGAACCTCGTGCCGTTTACACTGGTTCTTCTCTGACCGTTCCTACTGAGCGTTACAGAATCGAAACTGAGAATGCTGGTCTTGATATGGTCAAGTTTGATCGTCTCCACAGTAAGCGTGGTGATTATCAGATTGATGGTTCTCAGGGTATTGTGTTTAGTGAAGCAACTCAAATCAATATCAACAACCTTAACAACCCTGTTATTACAGTGTGGAATGAAGGTTCTTCGGGTCTGCAAATTCTCGACTATTCTGATGTAACGTCTACTCTGAACTTTGGTACATATACCTTTGGAGAGACAGTTAATACTTACACCTCTAAAACTTCCACTGTACCTTCACCTCTCGGTAAGAGACTGCTCATTTCTCCTAATGTAATTGCAAAATACTACATTAGAGATGCAGCATACTCTAAGATGGACAACGTTAAGAAGTTCACCTTCAATCAAGACGTTAAGTTTGATAAGGGTACTGTTATTCAACAATTCAACGCTCAGGGCGTTACCCAAGCATACGGTACGATTGTAGAGACTCCTGTTGGTCCTATCAACAACCCAGGTTATGGTACTGAGTACAAGATCGGTAAGATCTTTGGTAACTTTAACAATACTGATAGATTCAGAAACTCTACTGGTCAAGAGAACCTGATTGAAGAGATTGACTTTACTGTTTCTCGCCCTCAGGACGAGTGGGTGTCAGGTAAGGCATATAATGTGAATGATCAGGTATACAGCGACGGTAAGATCTACGCTGCTACTAATACTGCCACTTCTGGTTCCACTGCACCGACTCATGAGATCGGTATCGTAACTGATGGTGCTGTAACTTGGAATTACATTAGTGCTGCTGGAACTATCCAAGTAAATCTTGCTGATTATGCATGGCCTACTCCTTTGGTAGATGAGTGGGAAACCAATAGATCTTATCAAATCAATGATTTCGTCTTCTACGGAAGAAACAAGTATCAGGCAACCACTGGTGGTATTAGTGGTGCTACTGTTCCTGTACACACCAGTGGTACTGCTTCTGATGGAAATGTCACCTGGTCCTACGTTAGTACATATGATCCACTCTCTGACTATGCAAGGTTCAGACCTTTCAGACCAGAAGAGTATAGAGTAACTATTATTGATACCTATTCTGACTCTGACTTTATCATCGGAGACGTAGTATCTTTGGGTGGCAGTATTACTGCTGGTCCCAATGCAGAGAATGCTAAGATTGCAGATATTAACGGTGTTACTACTGTCAAGACTATCAGACTGACTGTTACTCTTGATAAGGACATCATCAGAACTAGCGAAAGTAGATCTGACCTGATCTATGCAACTGCTGTAACTCCTCATAACTATTCTGCTGGTGATATCTTGTTTGTACAAGGATTCAACAGTGGTGAGTTCAATGGTTCATTCTTCGTTCAGGAAGTATTCTCTTCCAGAGACTTCACTTACAGATTACGTGCTACTGCAAGTGGTGATCCTGGATATACTAGCGGTATTGCTGGCGTTAAGATTGCATCCAAGCACCCGACTCTGATGCTGACTAGAAATCACTCTTATATCTTTGATATGAGTGATCCTTCTAACTTCGGTTATTATCTGTCATTCTCTCAGGATAACCAGTACAAGTTGGAATACTCCTTTAACGTTATTGAACGTGAAGGTACTCCTGGTTTGTCCTCTGCAACTGAAACACCTGTGGTTAAGTTTACCATTGGTGGTGAGGTTACTAATATCACTTACTACTTTGACCCATCAAGACTGGGTGCCAATTCTCCTGTTGGTAACAACTCCTTCATCGATGTTATTAAGACTCCGTTTGATGGTAAGTTTACTATCAGCGAAGTCATCTCTGACACTGAGTTTAGATTCAAACTTCTCCATGAACCTGAATTCACCAATGCAGAAATTGGTGAAGATGAGTTTGATCGTCCTAACTCTTCTTACTCTACCACTTCGGTCAAGGCAATCGGTCCTATCAACTCGATTAAACTGATCTCGCCTGGTGGATTCTATAAGAAACTTCCTGTTGTATCTGATATTGCATCTGATCGTAAGATCGAGAAAGTCAGAATCAATAATGGTGGTACTGAATATGCATCTGGTGTCTATACTCAGGTTCCTATCCTGGGTGATGGTGAGGGTGGTCTTGTACAAATCACCGTTGAGGTTGATGACGAGATCGGATCTGGCACTATTACTGATGTTGCTCTGACTGATCCTGGTAAGGGTTACACCACTGCTTCTATTGACGTAGACGCAATCGAAGGTATCCTTGGACCCACATTGTCTGGTTCTGGTGCAGAATTGGAAGTGGTCATTCCTTCTGAGGGTTCTGGCGCTGCTGTATTCCTCACTGGTAGACAGATTGGTAAGATCAAGACTCTGAAAAACAACGAGTTTGGTTATGGTTACTCCCATGACTACACCCTGCGTCCTGAGATTGCATTCCCAATCAACCTGCAACTCTTTAACACCTCTATTCTCTCCCAGATCAAGATTACTAATCCTGGTGCTGGATATACCTCTGCTCCTTCTGTCATCATCTCTGGTGGTGGTGGATCTGGTGCTGAGGCAGAAGCAGTTGTTAAGAACAACAGATTGTCTGAGATTCTGATTAAGAATCCTGGTGCTGGTTACTCTTCACAACCTTCTGTTACTCTGAAATCTGAGTTCACCTATGTTGTGAACCTCGACTTGAACTATTTGCAGTTCAACTTCCCTCATGGTATTACCACTGGTGCTGAGGTTCAGTTCCGTGCTGATGATATCGGTAGTGAAGTTGGTGTACTGCCTAAACCCAGCAGCGTTGGTTTGACCAGTCTGTCTTCTACTCAGACCTACTATGCTATTGCTGGTAATGTAAATGGTCTGGAAGCAGACCAACTCCGTTTTGCACTGACCCAAGTTGATGCTGAGTCTGGTAACTTTATTACCTTCTTGACTCAGGGTGATGGTCGTCAGGTGCTGCTCACCGAGGTGTTCGGTGGTGAAGCAGAAGCAGTCGTTGAGACCTCTCGCTTCCTGGAAGGTGAAGAACTCTTCCAAGGTGAGTCCTATGAACTTGCTAGTGCCTTCGGTGTTGTATCCGAGAATGAAGGTTGGCAGATTCAACCTAAGATCCTTAAAGTTACTAACCCCCGTGGTGACTTTGTTGTTGGCGGTAAGGTACAGGGTGTCATCTCTCGTGCATCTGGTCTGATCGATAACATCAATATTGCTAAGGGTGTTCTGAACATTGATGCTCTTACCAAGACTCCTGGTAGATTCATCGATGACGTTGGTAAGCCCTCTGAGATTGTTCAGAAGATCCAAGACTCCTTCTTCTATCAGAACTTCTCTTACGTTATCAAGTCTCAGATTCCTATCAACCGTTGGAAGCAGCAGATCCTTGAAAACAACCACCCAACTGGTTTCAATATGTTCGGTCAGCTCGAACTGACTGGTGGTAAGGATATCTCTGGGCGTAAGGTTGTTGCTGGTTTCACTAAGCAGGTGAACATCAATGAGTACACCAACGTTAACCAGATTACCTCCTTCGGCGCTGCTCAACCGATCTACTCAACCTTCAATAACTCCGAAGTGCTCTTCCGTAAGAAGAGACTGACTAACTCTGAGGAAATTCTGACTTCTATCGTTAAGAAGATTGACGATATCTCTGGTCAGTTTGATGGTTCTACTAAGCAGTTCCCACTCCGAGTTGAAGGTGAGAACCTCATCGTTAAGGATAACCAGTTGGTTGTCACCCTGAATGGTGTAATCCAAGCACCTGGCGAATCCTTCCAGATCGTTGGTAACAATATCGTCTTTGCTGAACCTCCTAGACCTGACTCTAAGGTTGTTTACAGAAACGTTGAGTTCGACATTATGCCGATCACTCGACTCAACTTGAATACCATCGGTGGTATCTTCCCCGAACTGGGTGATACTGTTAACGGTTTCACATCTGAGGCAAGAGCAAAAGTTGTTGCAACTGGTGCTACTAGCATCGACGTTGTAGATATCCAAGGTGGACCTTTTGATCTTAACGAGCGTATTGACGTTGGTAGAACTGGATTCAGCGCCCTGATTGGAAGCATCGACGATTCTATTACAAAACTATATCTTGAAAACGTTGGTGGCACATTCACTCAGCAGGCACTTGGTGGTGTAAGAGTCACTGGTCAGACCAGTGGTGCAACTGCAACTGTGTTCACTGTCAACCCAACTGATTACACCATTGATGTCACTGACATGGCAGATGGTTACTTTGAAAGAGGTGAAGCAGTCACATTCTTTGGTCTCCAATATGGTGGTGACATTCTGAATGTTGATAGTGTCAACTATAAGACCATCTTTGAGTTTGGTGAGACTGTTACTAATCTTGATGGTGATCAAGCGGTCATTGAAGAAACCAACCAAGATTTGGATGGAAATATCGATGATAAACTGGTTCTTTCTAAGACTTCTGGTACTGCTGAATTTGAGACTGGTATCTATGATATTGGTCTGCAAGATATCATCTATTCTGCAAGTTCCAACATTGCAGCAAGAATCACAAGCACTTCTCCTTACAGAGATCCTATTGTTAACATCAACTTGGTACGTCCTGTTGGTGGTGAAGCAGGTTGGAATTCCTTCTCTGAGGGTGACAAGATCCAAGGACCTGGTGGAACTGCAAGTGGTGAAGTTGTAAGAATTGATCAAGAGGCATCTCCTCCGATCATGTATTACTTGAAGGGATCTGAGGCAGATTTCCAAGATGGTGATACTATCCAAAGATATACCGTTGATACTACCACTGGTGATAGAATCCTCGACAACATGACTGAGGTTGTCTCTGGTGAAGTTAGACTGGGTGATGTTGTTGATCAGTTGATCATCAACAAAGGTTCAACCTTCTTCGGTCTGGTATTTGAGCGTCTTATCTCTCTTACTAACGCTAACGTCATCCTGGATGATATCTCTAAGACTACGATTACTCCTACTCTGATTGATGACGCTGATCAAAGAATCAACGCTGACTTCCTTGACTTTGAAGAAGTTAGATCTACTGAGATTGAGTACGAGAATCTAACTGGTGGTACTCTTGCTGCTGGTGACAGTCTGCGTTCTATCACCTTCGAGTATGGCAACACTGTTACCGATTCCAAGAACAGATGGAAAGATGCTGGTCGTATGATCTCTCTGAACAAGGATGAGATCGTTGACTTTGCTAACGCTGAGATTGCTGTTGAACATCCTGGGTTCTACTATCCTGGCGACAACGCGACCGACGCCTGGTCCAGATATGCTGATGCGTATCGTCTGATTCAGAAGAATAAGCGTTATATTCAGGCGAAGGCTTACGCTCTGATGACTGCCGAGTATCCTTCTCTGACAGTTCCTTCTGCTGACAAGTGCAAGCGCGACATTGGTTACTACATTGATGCTCTGTCATTCGACGTTTATAGTGGCGGTACAGTATATACCAGAAAACTTGCACAGAAGTATTTCAGTGCTGATGGTCTTAACTTCCTGTATGTAAACAACGAAGCAGCTGCTACTGAGTTTGCATTCGATAAGGCAACTGAACTGATGCGTCAAGCACTCAGAAATGACCTGACTGGATCTGAGGTTGTCGATGGTGTTACTTACATCTTCTACAACGAGAGAACCACTGGTGGTTCTACTGGAACTGGTATCACTGCTGATCCTTCTCCTGGTAATAACTACGGCACTCCTGGTTCCAATGATCAAAACTATGGAACCAATAACTGCTCTGACGTACAATCTGCGCTGCAAACACTTTGCGATAACATTTCTGTTATCCTGCTTGCTGGTTCCCTTGCTGACCTCCTCGATGAGGTAATCCCAACTCAATACACCGCTAACGAAGTTAAGTGCCGTCGTGACATCGGTCTGATGGTCGATGCTTTGGCTGATGACATTACTGATGATGGTAATTACAACATCGTCGAATTTGCTAAGAAGTATTTCACTAATGGTTCACCTATTAGTAACGGTCTGGTTGGAGAACTTGCTGAGTCCCTGACTGCATTTAGAAAAGCAGGTGAGATGGCACGTCGTGCTATCAACAACCTCCTCTATGTACAGGTCAACACCAGAACCCCAGAACTGGGATACATGTTGAAGGATCCTTCGACTTATCAAGGTCCTTACCTGGGTGCTGCTGGCACAACTCTGCAACAGTTCACTCCTACTGCTGCTACTTACACTCCTTCCACGGGTGTTATGTCGATCAATATCGGCACTCACAGTCTCTCGACTTCTGATTCGGTAACGATCAGACCTTACTCGATGAACTTCACCTGCACCATGGATGGTGGTGCTACATTCCATGAGTATCCTCGTGCTGGTGATCCTGCATTCAACACACCTCTGCAAATTACTGGTGTAACTGGCACCACTATTGACGTTAACGTCGGTGCATCTCCTCTGGTTCAGTTCACTCCTACTGGTGCGAACTATAACCCTGCAACTGGTGCCATGGAACTTACCATTGGTTCCCACACGCTGGAAATTGGTGATGACATCAGAATTGCTACTGATTCACTGACCTTCACTTGTACTCAGGATAACAATGGTTCTAACCACACATATCCTCGTGCATCTGACCCCGCTGCTGGTGCAACTCTTGCTATCAACGCCGTAACGGCAACTACGATTACTGTTAACGTTGGTGCTTCTCCAACTGGTCAGCAGTATCCTCACACCTTCGTATCTGCTAGTGCAAACGCTGTATCGACTGGCGGTGGTTATACTCACACCTTTATCGATGCAGTTGATAACGCCATCTTCGTTGGTGGTGGTACTGAGGCAGCATACTACGATCCTTATTACTCAACTGGTAGCAACGAAAGTATCCAGAACTGTGCTGATGTACAGGCAGGTATTCATACTTTGGTTGAGATTGCAGCAACTGCAATCGGTGCTGGTAACCTTAACAGCATCAACTCCCTCAGTCCTATCACTGATGGTACATACAACGAGAATGAGAACCTCCGTGTATTCAAGATTGCTTACAAAGATCGTGGTGGTAACGGATTCTTTATTCCTGGTGATACCGTCAGAGGCACGTCCTCTGGTGCATCCTTTGAAGCGAAAGGAACTAACTCTGGTTTGAAGTGGTTGTTCACTAACGCTGTTACTGGCACCTTCACTGATAGAGAGATCATTACCAACTCTAAGTTGACTGCTAATGGTACGATCACTCTGACTAAGTTGCAGAAGAAAGCAGGTACTCAGTCACTGAACTTCCAGACTCATACTGGACTGTCTCATGAACTGTCTAATGTGACTAAGTTTGGTACTAGCGACTTCACCATTGAAATGTGGTTGCGTCCTTCTACAAACCCTCAGTCTGGTATCAAGTATCTCTTTGATACTAGAACTCAGAGTGCCACTCTGACTCAATCTCCTGTGATTTACTTGGAGAACAACTCCATTAAGTATTGGATCAACGGATCTGATCAGATCTCTGGTGCTCATAACATGGCACAGGATCAGTGGTCCCACGTTGCAGTTACCAGAACAACTGGTATCACTAAGATCTTTGTTAACGGTACACAGGTTGGTGGTGATTACTCTGACACCAACACTTATGTAGAGCGTCCATTCAGAATGATGGCTGGTTGGGATGGCACCAACACCTTCCAAGGTCATGTTGACAACTTCATGATTCACAATGAGTCCCTATATTCTGGAACCTTCACTCCTGGCACAACTTATCCTTCCAACACTCAGAATCTTCTGTTTGGTATGGATATGGAGCAGGACATCATTGTTAGCACTGAGGAATCATTTGCTGTCTACACTGGTCAGACTAACTCTGCTGCAACTGCTAAGAAAGTCAACTACGACACCAAAGAAATCATCATTGAGGACATTGATCTCTCGCGTGATGAGCACAGAAAGTGTGCCGACATGCTTGAACTCAACCTCGATTGGATCTCAGAAACTGCTGTTGGTAAGATGGCAGCGAAGTATCCTGACTTCATCATCCCTGGTGATACTGAGACCAGTGATCAAGGAACTAGCAAGTGTATTCGCGACACCAAAGAGTACATCCTGAAAGCAATCATCGCTGACATTCGTTACGGTGGTAACTACAACAGCGTGATCTCTGGTAGAGGATATCTCACCAAGTCTGGTGGTCTGAACTACGTTGGTAACGAACTGCTGCAATCCATCTACGCATGGAATGAACTGGCAGAGGTTATGAACTATGTAATCACTACTACTAGCAGTGATCTGGTCAACTATGGAACCATGGTTGATGAGAATGGCGACACTGTTCCTGCCAAGTACACTGATATCCTTCGTATTCCTAACAACTTTGCTTCTCCTGCATCTTCCCAGGTAACTAACGAGATTAGTTCTCTTGCTGATACTATCATTGACATCCTTTGCCCAACTGGCGATAGATTCCGTGATGGTGGCGATGCTATCTGGAAAAACCGCGATTACATTGCTGAGGAAGTTGTTGGATATATCCAAGACAAGTATGCTGCTGATATTCAAGGACCTCTCGGAGAAATCCGTAGTTTTGACTTCTTGCAGATGCCTGGTTATGGTGAACCATATTGCCTCAGAGACATCAAGAAGTTCATCTTGCCTGCTGTCATCACTGACCTGCTGACTGGTGGTAACTCTTCTACCCAATATGTCCTGGATCAATACATTAACCAAGACAACCAGATCCTTCATGTTGAAGGTGAACTCAGCGCCATGCTGGACGCCTTTGAGTACACCAAAAAACTCGTTAAGCACGCAATCAACAATACTCTGTTGACACAGGGTACTACTGCTGCTGGTTTGGGTATTGATGGTAGATATCAAGACGATTACTACGTTGCAGTCTGGACTACCCGTGAGGTGTATCGTGACACCACGATTACTAT